AGTCGCCACTCACCCCGTCCACGCTTGAGAACTCGTACTCACCGTTCCCATGTGTCCACGTACTTGTAGTGTTCCACCATCCCATGTCTATGCACATCCTTCCGTAGTCGAATCAAACTCTTCCGTACACACATCACATACCCACACCACAACCCTCTTGATGCGAACCTCCATCACGTTGTCGCAGGTCGCATGGCAATCGCAGTAAACCGGCTTCTCAACCAACACCGTCCTACACGACCCCATGTCCGGGTACTTATCAAACGGATCCATGTCATCACGCGAATCCGAACACACATAACAGCAATCATTCATACCGCTACCTCCTGCACCCCTAGGTGCATCGAATAAGCCTCACCAATAACCTCCCGTACAAGACGCGGCCCACCATCAGGATGTGCCAACACATCCGCAAGCAAACCCTCCTGCTGCGCCTTCAAGTACGCATAACGCTCCGAATCAAACAACTCCATTCCCTCATGCACAGCGTGCATCCACGCCAACACAGCCCAACGGGCACGGCAAACCACAATCAACTCCATCACAACACCTCCATGTCATGTATACGCATGGCACAATCTGTACCGGGAAACCCCCGGACTTGCGTCCGGGGGCAACCCGCTGCCTACCTGCCTACCTGCCTACCGTGCTGCGATCTCCAGAGCCAACTGGTCGGCCTTCCGGGCGATCTGGTTGTGTGTGGACACCCAACCGGACGGCGTGATCGCTGTAGCAGTAGCAAGTATTTCTATCATCTGCTCGTACGTAGCATCGCTGTGCCGGACTGCCTTCGTACCGTTGGCGATCCTGCCATTGATCCGCTTCACCAGAAGGCTGTTCTCAGCCTTGGTACGCTTGGGAGCCTTCTTCGTGGCCTTCTTGGCCTTCTTCGGAGCCGAAGGCTCCGACATCGGAACCTCGGCAACCGGAGCAACCTCGGGGATGGACAGGGCGTCCACAACCGCAAGGGTTATTGCTGTAACCAACTGGGTGATCTGTGCATCTGTCATGGCGTAAGCGGCCTCCTGCCGCATCGACCCGACCGACTTGGCCGTTTCGATGACCGAACTATGAATGAACCATCCAGAAAAGTCAACCCTCCAAACCTGCGTTATTCTCCTGCGCATAATGCCCGCCGAATCACGTTTGGCAAATCCCCCCAAACCGAACAGACGTTCCCCCCCATCGGTTGCCAGAACCGGCCAGTAGCACGGTTGCCTGCGCATTATGCGGCGCACAACGGCGTGTACTGGAGGCATTTGTGCTGGTCAGAGGGCTGCCATGTGCACGGGTGCGATCACGCGTTGGCTCCCCGCCGGACTGGTGCCCGGTACCCCCTTGGGGGGGGTACCGGGTGCGCGCGTGTGTATGTATAGATATCCATAGACAGGGCACTTGTTTATATAACTCAGAGCCTGTACGCGTATAAGGTACCCAGTAGGTATTTAGTAGGTACTTAGTATCAATGCCCCCGGCTGGGGGCCGGGGGCATTGTACTTAGTACCACATCCCCCCCTCTAAAAGCGACGTTTGTCCCACAGTTTTTGCAGATACTTCGCATCTCAAACACAGATGCCCGAATGGGACATTCTCATGCTATGGTGAGGACGCATACACGAACGGAGACAACATGCCACAAAACGGTGGTGGACGCGGCTGGCAATGGGATGAAGAAGCAGGCCAGCAAATCATGCCAGCCCGCTGGCGGGACTTTCTGGAATGGCTTCTGAAAGGCCCAGAACGCGAACCACGAACACAACGTGAATGGGCAGCCGAAAACAGCATCCACGAAGACTCCCTAAGACGCATCAAACGCGACCACCGGTTCATCAAAGAATGGGACCGAGGCGCCGCAGAACTGAACATCAACCCGGAACGGGTTCAGAGCGTAATCGACTCGCTCTGGCAGCGGGCTTCCGATGGCGATGTGAAGGCTGCGTCTTTGTATTTGCAGTATATTGAGAAGTTCACGCCGAAGCGTAAGGTTGTCGTGGATGATGAGCGGGACGTTGCGGGCTTTTCAGATGAGGAGTTGGCTTCCGCTTTGGAGGCTGAGGTGCGACATTTGAGGATGGTACAGTAGTGGGTTCTATGCAGGGTTTGGTGTTACGCGACGGATTGTGGGTTCCTGATGTTGTTGACCCGTTTCACGATGAGGAACCTTTGGAGTGCGGGTTGGAGGATCCGGAGGTTTGTGAGTCGTGTCAGTGAGGGAGTGGGTTCTGTGCGGGGTGGTGACGGCCCTGTTCGCGTGTGTTGCATTAGGGGTTTGGGGTTTGGGTCGGACGTTACAGTCGTTGTTCGATTAGATGGGTCGTCTGAGTGAACTTCGTCAGGAAGCGGAGTGGAGGAAGTGTGTTGCGTCTGAGTCGTATTTCTTACGTATGTATTGGCATATTGCCCATCCTGCTCGTGGTCGAATACTGTTTGATCTTCGGGATGCCCAGTCTGAGGCTTTGAATCGGTGGGCAAATAACCGTTATTCGTTGACGTTGAAGGCTCGTCAGATTGGGTGGACGACGTTGGTTGCTGCTCACCAGTTTTGGTTGGCATTTTTTCACGATGACCAGAACATCATTGATTTGTCGCGTACAGAGCGGGAGTCGGTGTTGTTGTTGAAGAAGACAAAGTATGGTTTCAAGCACTTGCCGGACTGGTTGTTGGCTAGGGGGCCGGAGTCAGTTGTTGAGCATCAGCAGAGGATGGGTTTTAGTAATGGTTCACAGATCGCTTCGATGCCGTCGGCGTCGGATCCTGCCCGTGGTGAGTCCGCTAGTCTGGTTGTGGTAGATGAGTGGGCGTTCTTACCCAACCCTGAGGAAGCATGGGCCTCTATTGAACCCGTGGCTGATGTCGGAGGCCGCATTATTGGTCTTAGTACGGCAAATGGAAGCGGAAACTTCTTCCATCAACTATGGGTGGGTGCATCGACGGGGAATAACCGCTTCGATGCGATGTTTTTTCCGTGGTCTGCGTCTGAGGACCGTGACATTTCGTGGTATGAGTCGAAAAAGGATGCCATGTTGCCGTGGCAGTTGGCTCAGGAGTACCCGACTACGGCTGAAGAGGCGTTTGTAAGGTCAGGGAACCCTGTTTTTGACTTGGATGTGCTGGAGCGGATGTCTATTCATCTGAAAGAGGGCCAACAGGGCTTTTTGCATGAGATTCAGAAGAATGTTTTGGAGTTTCGATGCTGACGGTATGGGAGCCACCTAAGAGGTGGAGTGGTTACACGCTGGGTGTGGATACAGCGGAGGGTTTGGGGCATGGCGACTATTCGTGCGTGCAGGTTATTGATGTCAAGGAGGGCGAGCAGGTCGCTATTTGGCATGGGCGTATCCCACCGGACGAGTTGGCCTATGAGGTTTACAACATTGGTGTCTGGTATGGGAATGCTTTGTGTTGTGTGGAGTCGAACAATCACGGGTTGACGACGATTGTGCAGTTGCGCCAGTTGGGGTATCCCAACCTGTTCCGTAAGCGTTCTTTGAACAATGAGTCGAATAAGATGACTCAGGAGTTTGGTTGGAAGACGACGCGTACATCCAAGCCGTTGATGATTGATGATTTGGGTATGGCGTTGAAGAACGAAGAGTTGATTCTGCATTGCCGGGACACGATTGGGGAGTTGCGAACATTTACTCGCAATGAACGCGGTTCGATGTCTGGGTCACCCTATGATGATCGGGTGATGGCGTTGGCTCTGGCAAATCAGATGCGTAAATACGCGTTTATACCGGAGTTCGTTCAGAAGATAGATGATACGTTCACGTTTGATTGGTGGCGTAGACAGATCCCGTCGAACGACCCTGAGAACAGCCATATCGGCACTAATGCGTTTCGTGGGACAGCCTGAGTGTATGTGTAGGACAATCTAACGAAAGGGAAAGTCCTTGAGCAAGCCAAACAAGTACAACGCGTCCGGTATGGGTGCAACGATGAAGTTGAACACCGCTCAGTTGTGGAATGGTCCTGCCCGTCCGGGTGGGTCGCAGAAGGCAACTGTGAAAGAGGGCGCTGACAACGCTCATCCCGGCAAGTTGGGTTCTGGTGTGCATGGGCGCGAAACACCGTTCAACCAGCACGGTGAAACGGGCAAGGTTGAGCCGTCAGCCAAGCAGCCCAGCGGTGCCGTTCACAGTACTTGATCCTTCCCCCGGAAGCCACATATGCAGAGTTCCACGAATACGTGGAGTCTCTGCATGGTCCTAAGGATACCGCCGAGATGGCGGATCTGTGGGAGTGGCGCCAGAAGTTGTTAGGAGTCAGAGTTGTGACTGGACGCACGATGCGTGAGATGCTGCCCCCAGATGAGCAGCATTTGACTTTGCGCGAACGTGAACGAAAGGTCATTGCTGAGGCTCGTGCGGCAGGGATAGAACCTGAGAGGGCACCCGCCTGATGGCGAAAAACGACCATTACGAAGAGGTCCATGAGCGGTTGGAGATGGCCCGACGGTGGCGTACCGAAGAAGGGTACGACCCCAAGTGGCATCGACTAATCGACCTGTACCGGGGTAAAACCTATTTCGGTGTTCGTGATCCTTCTGATGGATCGGATCGCGTGTCTGTGAACCTGTCGTTTTCGACAGTGAACGTGATTGAACCATCTGTTGCTGTGAACCATCCGAAGATCACGGTTCAGGCAAATCAGGAACAGGATGAAGACCGGGCCGTTTTCGTTGAGTCTGTTGTCAACTATTTGTGGCGACACCACGACTATCAGAAGTCTTTCCGGCGTGCCGTCAAGGACTTCCTCATATTGGGTCATGGTTGGCTCAAGGTTGGTTGGCGTTTCATAGAGGTTGAACGCCAGATGACTGGCGATGAACGCCGGTACCGTTTGGACAGCGCCCAAACGGAGGTTGATGATTTCGCTGCGGTCAATCCGCAGTTGGCTGGGAGTTTGCCATCATCGCAGGATCTGGTTGATTCAGTTCCTTCTACGATGGTGGAGATCGTGGAAGATCAGGCATTCGTTGAACGCGTTTCTCCGTTCGACATGTTTGTTGATCCTGAAGCGACCTGTTTGGAGGATGCCAAATGGGTTGCGCAGCGGATTGTTCGCCCGTTGGCGGAGGTGAAGAAGGATAAGAGGTTCAAGGCGCAGGCGCGTCGGACTTTGACAGCCGACGCTGGCCTGAAGATGCGATGGGATTCCGACTACGAGCGCGAGCAGTATTCTGAATCCACGGATCGTGTCACACTGTACGAATACTATGACATCAGGAACGGCACCATTTCTGTTTGTTCCCATGATGGGCAGACGTTCCTTCTGGATCCGGTGTCGATGCCGTATGACTTTGGTATTCCATTTGTCATGTTGCGCAACTATGATGTACCGGATCAGTTCTACCCGATGGGGGACTTGGAAGCGATTGAATCGCTTCAAGAAGAACTGAACATGACCCGAACGCAGATGGTGAACCACCGTAAGCGTTATGCACGAAAGTACCTGTACCATGAGCGTTCGTTCGGCCCGGAGGGTCGTGAGGCTTTAGAGTCTGACACTGATGGTCGGTTCGTGCCGGTTGTGGACGAGAACCGCAGTCTTTCCGATGTGGTTGTCCCATTGGCTCAGGTGCCTTTGGCGCCAGAGATTTACAATCACTCTTCAATCATTGAAGGCGACATCAATGTCGTAAGCGGCGTTTCCGAATATGCGCGCGGTCAGATGCCGGAGGTTCGTCGCACAGCGACGGAAGCCAGCATCATTGCTGACGCTGGCAACGCCAGAGCGTCTGACAAGTTGGCGAAGATCGAACTCTCCATCGGCTATGTGGCCCGTAAGGTCATTCAGTTGTTGCAGCAGTACATGACTCGTGAACAAATGGTTCGCATCACCGGTAAGGACGATAAACGATTCTTTGTCGCTTACACGCGGGATGATATTCTGGGTGAGTACGACTACTCCGTTGAGGGTGGTTCGACACAGCCAATGAATGAGACTGCCCGTCGGCAGCAAGCCATTTCGCTTATGAACGCTGTCGGCCCACTTGTCGGAACTGTTATTGATCCGTTTGAGTTGGCCCGACATGTTCTGCAAGAAGGATTCGGGGTAAAGAATCCTGACAAGTTTATGATGAAGCAACAGCAGCCCGCAGCGCCTGAAGGCGCGCCTGCTGGGGCACCACCTCCGGGTCCACCTCCACCGGGAGGAATGCCACCGCCACCTATGGGTGGTGGCATGGGTCCGGGTCCAGTTCCCGATCAGGTCTTTGAGGCCACCGGGGGCGTACCGCCAGAGTTGTTGGCGCAGTTGCAGAACCAGATGGGTCTGGAACTGCCGAACATGTAGCGGGACAGTTACAACATTATCGTAGGAACACCCGAAAGGATTCCTTATGGCATACGGAGAGACTTCAACAGGGGACTCGTTCACCGTCAAAGTAGACGGTCGTGAAGAGCAGGTTTCATTGGATGAACTTCAAAACGGGTACCAGCGGCAGGCGGATTACACCCGTAAGACGCAGGAGTTGGCATCCGAACGCGAGAGATTGGCTCAAGGAGAGGCAATCGTCCAAGCACTAGAGGCTGACCCGGAAGGAGCGATTACTGCTTTGGCAGGATCATTCGGAGTTGGTGTGGGCAACCAGAAGTCGTCATCACCTGAACAGGTTGATTACGAGGACATGGACCCTGATGAAGTTCGCTTGCGGCGCATTGAGTCTTCCATTGAAGAACAGAACCGCGCGTTGAGACAGCAAAACTTGCAGAAGGAAGTGAAGACACTCCGCGACAAGTACGAGAATGTCGATTTTGATGAGAAGGCGCTGTATGCGCACGCTCTGAAGAACAAGATCAACAACCTTGATGCCGCATTTACCCACATGAACTGGGATAAAATGCAGACGGTAGCCAAGGACGCTGAGATTGTTGAAGAGAAGCGTGCAGCCCAGATTGTTGATGGCATACCCGGTTCCTCAGAAGGAAACGTGGAACGTGCAGTTCGTGCGGTGGATTCGATTCGTGATGCTTTTTCGCTGGCAACCCAAGAACTATCCGATTCATAACAACTACTAGAAAAGGGGTGACTTAGCATGGCCGCTGGAAATGATGATTTCAATCAGATTCTTAGCACTACGCTAAAGAACTACATCCCGAAGTTGGCGGATAACGTCTTTACTGCCCGACCGCTGTTTTATGCGCTAACCAATGGACAATCATTGCGGCGCATCAGTGGGGGTGCAAAGATCGTTGTTCCGATCATCTACGGGACGAACACGACTGCCGGTTCCTACGCAGGCGACGACACTATTTCTATCACGGCTCAGACAGGCATTACGGCTGCCGAGTATTCGTGGAAGCAGTACGCCGCCAGCGTAACGATCACCGGTATTGAGGAAGCCAAGAACAACGGCGAAGCACAGATCATTGACCTTCTTGAAGGCAAGATCATGCAGGCCGAGGAAACCATTATTCAGAACATGAACACCATGTTCTGGGGTAACGGCACGGGCAACAGCGGCAAGGACATGCTGGGCCTCAATGCTCTAGTCGGTTTGGGTAACGATTCTGGCGGGTCCACACTCGCTGGTATTGACGCTACCGATTCAGACAACTCATGGTGGCGTTCATCGGTAAGCAATCAGGCCGGTGTCCTAACCGTTGCTTCTATGGCGACCATGTACAACAACGTGTCTGTTGGCAACGACCAGCCGACCATTATCATCACAGATCAGGACGAGTACGAGGCTTACGAGGCTCTGCTCCAGCCGCAGTTGCGGTACACGGATGCCCGCGTGGCAGATGCTGGATTCCAGAATCTGCTCTTCAAGGGCGCTCCTGTGACCTATGACAGTGATTCTAACCTTGACGGTAAGATGTTCTTCTTGAACAACAAATACCTGAGGCTGGTTGCTCATACGGATACTTGGTTCCAGCCAACTCCGTTCGTGCGGCCCACAAATCAGGATGCGCGTTACGCGCAGATCCTCTGCTACGGCGAGTTGACTACAAGCAACCGCGCCCGACAGGGAATGATTTACGGGCTTACCGACTAACTAGGGACATAACTTGAAACGAGAAATCGCCCTTGTGTACAGCAGACATGCTGAACTAGCAGGCACACGCGGCTCCACCCCATCCCATTACGCTCCCGGCGAACGCTCTGGAGCGAGGATGGTGCCCGGTGTAACCGGCGACTTGGGTGAACCTCCCATTTCTCGTGACGGGTTCTGTTCCGAAATGACCCGCCACGGGGCGCCCTGCAAAGCGCGTCCCGTGGCCGGGTCTACCCTCTGCATCGGACATACAAGGCAAAAGGCTGCTTCCTAATGGCAGGCATGACGATTGCGGAAATGCGCACACAGGCGCGCGCGATTGTAGACATCGACGCAACGGACATTTCTGACACCGTTCTAAACAACATTATCGGTCAAGGATTTGATTCGATTGTCTACAGTGAGAAGCGTTGGCCCTTCTACGACGTTGCAACTACGTTTTCCACAGTCGCATCACAGAAGGACTACCCTATTGCCACTGTAGGCGCTTCGGTGACGCAGGGTTTACGTGATGTTGTTGCGATACGCAACGACGATCACGTTATACAGTACATTGGCAGCGACCATGCTGACAGGAACTATCCGCTGGATGTTGAAGCCTCAGGTCCACCGTGGCAATGGAGTTTCTGGAACGAGACAGTTCGCTTCTACCCCACCCCAAGTAGTGTTGAAACCATTTACGTTCGCGGTATTCGCAACGCAACCGATTTCGGAGAAGGCAGCGCAGACAGCGCAGAACCCGACCTCCCCGATCCGTTCCACGCCGTACTCGTTACCTACGCTATTGCCAAGTGCTATTTGCAGCAGGAAGACCCGACAATGGCGGATCAGTACCTGCGTAGTTACATGATCGAACTTGACAATGTGGCACGCAGGTATTCTGATACACCGTCGCCGCAGCCGCTGGTAGCGAACAGTCAAACTTCGACTCGTTACCTAGCCGGGATGGGGCGCTTGCGATACGCCAATACCGGTGGCGTTGAGTGGTAGCGGGCTATGGCCCGCAGAGAGTTCAAACTAGAGGTTCTTGAAGCCTTCACCGGGGGTCTGAACCTGCGTTCGGACC